ACCGTCGGCACGTCGTCCGACTGCTCTGCCATCTTCGCCTTCCAGATGGGTGAGGGGGGAGTCTGTGGACTTACCAGCCCTGAGATGATTCAGGTTGAGCGTCTTGGCTCACTGGAGACTAAGGACGCCACCAGAACCAGGGTCAAGTGGTATGTATCACTGGCCCTCTTTTCCGTAGTCAAGGCAGCCATGCTGACGGGGGTGAGAGACTAATGCCTATGTCAGGCAGGGATGTCATTGCGAGGCACGAAGTGCAGTGGCAATCCCCTAGCATGCACTTTTTCACCTCCTTCGCAATGAGGCGGGAGGGGGAAGGTCGAGCCCCCTCCCCCTCCAAAGAGGAATGTAGAAAGCAAAATGCAAAAGGCAAAAATACAGAGTAAAAATCAAAAGTTTTACATTTTGAGTTGTCATTTTGATTTTTGATGTTTAACTTTTGATTTCTTTGAAGTAACTGACATGAACCTAGTCGAAATGAGAGCCCGAGTCCGAGAGGACCTCCAGGACACCGACAGCCAGAACTACTGCTGGACGAACGACGAAATCGAAGCAGCTATCCAGAGAGTAGCATCGGAGTATTCTCTCCATGCTCCCATCGAGCAGCAGACCGATATCGCCACTACCTATGGAAGCACCGAGCTCGATATATCAGGACTGCAAGGAGCCCTTAGAGTCGAGTCTGTCGAGTTCCCTATCGGGAAGGCCCCGAAGTATCTGCAGAGGTTTGAGCTGTGGGCTGGTCACGTTTACATGGAGGACGAGGGAGACGGCAGCAACGCCCGTGTCAGATGGCTTAAGAAGCACACCCTCGCCGTCGGGTCCACAACCATCCCAACTGAGCACGAGGAAATCATTGCCTTGGGCGCCACCGGTTACCTGGCCATGTCGGCATCAGCTTATACAGTGGACAGAGCCACTATCGCTGGACATTACGGCACCACGAGCTACAAAGCCTGGGGTCAAGAACGCCTTGACCGCTACGACAAGCAGCTCAAGGCCATCTCCCACACCAGCCGCGTTATCACCAGGGAGCTCTACACGGAAGATTAAAATGCAAAATGCAAAGAGCAAAAACACAGAGCAAAAATGAACATCTTTAAATTTTAATCTGTCATTTTGATGTTTGACTTTTGAGGTTTGATTTATGTTAGAGGTGGGAATTCTGAAAAAGTATGACTCTATAAGCCACAGAGCCAGCGTTCAGCTCATGGGCTCTTTGACCACCTATTTTGACAACGTCCGAGTTGCTAGAAATATCCCTTCCCTTGAAATGGTACTCGGCCGACACGTGTTTATAGCCATTCCCGAGAACAACCCCGGGAACGCCGCTATCATCGCCGTTTTTGACCCATAACACCGAATTTCCCTCTTAAGATAAGAGGGGCAAGGGGAGTTATGAAAAGGAGAATTATGAGCAAATTAACAGAAGCACTTACAAAGGAGAAAACCAAGGAGGGCCTCCCCAAAGAAGCCTTCGCCATTGTGGAAGACCCTGATGACCCCAGCACCTGGAAGCTTCCCCATCACACCAAAGCCATACTGAGAGCTCTTAAAGGCCGTCTCGATATCGAGAAGACTGTGGACTGGGATAGAATGCCAGCAGCCATCGCCGCTCTCAGCAGAGGCGGATATCGGGGGGAGAGGGTCCAGGCCTCAGAGGAGGACATCATCAAGGCCGCCCGTCACTTAGCGGCCCACTATGAAAAGGCCGACAAGTCCGTCCCCGACACCCTGGGCGCCCTCATTTGAAATGTCCCCCCTCTTAACTTAAGAGGGGCAAGGCCTGCCCGCCGAACACCTGCCCGCCAGGGCTTGGCAGGCGGGAATTCTTTGGCAGGCGGGGGAGTTATGAATGGCTAAATCAGGACTCAAGCATATAGACGTCGGAGCAGAGCTCACCAAAACCGAGTGGGAGAGTGAGGAGAGCCACGAGGTCGTTCACGGCACCAGCTTCTCATCCTCGCCCGTCGAGCGTCAGCTCTTTTACCGGGACGACGAGCACAAGTGGTATATCTATAACGGCTCAGAGTGGGTGTGGCTCAGCGGAGGCGGCGGAGGCATGGCAGTCCACGGCAACGAGTATCACGACCCCGACTTCGCCGAAGTATCCCACACGCACTCCGACCTGTCCCCCGCCCACAAGGACCAAACAACTGGCGTTCATGGAGTAGGGGGGAGCACAGTCGAAAGTGCCTCTGGCTCTCAAGCCAAAGTCGACGCCCACAAAAACCTCACCACCGGCGTTCACGGCGTGGGGGCAGGAACAATCGCCAAAGTGGTGGACATAGCCGTCGATAGCAACCTGTCTTCTGCGGCTCAGGACGCAATCAGTAAGAGGCATACACAGAATACCGACACCAAAATCAGGGATACCGATAACGATACCCAGGTTGACGTCGAGCAGTCTGCAGATGAAGACCAAGTCCGCATGAAGGTCGCAGGCACTGAGGCTTTTTTGCTCTATAACAATGGGGTATTAACTCTAAACAAACAAAGTGGATTTAGAGCTTACAGAACAGCAGCCCAGAGTGTAAGCCCTATGACATGGACTAAGGTTCAATACAACACCGAGGAATACGATATTCAGGGTGAATATGACCATGTAACAAATTTCAGGTTTACGGCTACAAAAGCTGGAAGATACTTAGTAACAGCTATATGTGGACTTGACAACCTATCTGATGGGAAAGCCGTAACGCTCGTAGTAGTTAGGAATGGTGATACAACTACTTGGGTGGGAGCTAGGCGATTAGTCACCGCAACCACTGGTGCTGCTGGAGGCCTTTGCTTCTCTGGCTCAGGCATAATGAACTTAGCAGCTAACGACTACATTGAAATCTACATATTACACACTGACACCGCAGCAAGAAACACCGCAGCAGAGGCAATGTCTGTGTCGTTTGAGGTAATTAAGGTGGCCTAAGACATCTATGAAAACCTTAACCTCCACTCTGCTCGCAAGCCAGAAGAAGCCTCACCGCCTTCCCTACGTCGAGGCTAAAGTCTACGACTACGAGGCCAGCATCAAACGCCTTACCTGGACCCGAGTTTACGAGGGCACCGAGCCCGATAACCATCACGGCATTGCCTTCGACGGCCAGGGCTCTATGCACCGCATCCGTAGTGGAGGGGCTAGTACCCTCCTGTACCAGAAGCAGACGCTTCCTTTTGGTGTCCCGTCATCCTTCCCCCTTATCTTCCCCGTCTCCCTGGTCGACGGCCCAGCCCTTGACCAGTGGACGTTAATAGCGGAGGACTGCTACGGTCCCTGCGCTATCGCCGCTTCACCCGCCGAAGCCCCTCCGGCGCAGGCGGGCAAGGTCTATATCTTCTACAAACCCAACGAACCCAACAAACTCAACAAACTCTATAGTCATGACTATGGCCAGTCCTGGAATAATGCTCAGTTCGCAGCCTACGATGAGGTCGTTTCCCTGGCGGCGTGTTGGTGGGGGACAGGAAACAATGTCGTCTGCTTCGCTCTCAAAGGGAGCTATCCAGCCAAGATCAACGGCATAGTCTTAAACACCTCCGACCAGAGCACCAGCCAGCACGAATGGTACGACGCCACCCACCCTTTGTTGGACACCTATGGCATCGGAGCTACCTTTAATCCTTTCTGGCCTGCTATCGAGATCATCTTCGCTGGCAGGGAGTCTGATTCCCCTTATAATCACTATGACCTTTTCCGTACCAAGTTTAGTTCATCATACAACTTCCTGGCTCTGGAAAGCTTTCTCATGGTCCCGGATGGAGAGGGCATCACCTACCAGTACCCCGACTGCCATTTACCCGCCGTAGCCTCCGGCGAAGGCGGGCCGGACTACGAGACCAACCGCATCATCGCCGTCGAGAAGTTCGTGGGGACGACTGCCTACACCCGCCCTATTACTTGCCACGTGGTAAAAGGAACATACTGGTCCGATACCACTTTTACTGAGCCCAAGCCCCTCCCTGTCATTGCGAGCGGAGCGTGGCAATCTCCTTACGGCTTGAGGCTCCAGAGCACCGCCGATTATTGGTGGCTCTCCAAGCCCGACGGAGTCTGGAGAGCCCCCCGCCCCGCTTTACCCGCCATAGTTTTAACGTCGGCGGGCGATATCATCAGTTTGTCATTGCAAGCCGAAGGCGTGGCAATCTCAGAGCCAGCCCTCATAATCGAGCTTGACAACTCCCAAGGCCAGTATGCCCAACCCGAGCTACTCAACAAACTCAACAAACGCTACGAACTCGTATTGAAGCTCGGCTATAAGACCTCTGTCGGGAACGAAGCTGTCGAAGTTGGGACTTACTGGATTGATTCCTGGGAGTATTCCTCAGAAGCCAACGTATCCAGTTTTACCCTTCATTGTCTGGACGGCTGGGGACTCATGAACCGCTGGTCAGCTCGCTACCAGATGAGGTGGAACAAGGACGAAGTCAACCCTAAATCCGTCTGGCAAATTCTTTACCAGCTCTTAGCCCGAGTTGGTATCAAGCTCACCAACACTCCATCCAAGCCCCAGTCCTCCGCCATCAACAACTTCTATCCCGACTTCGCCGTCAACTCTGGCACTCAAGGAACTCAAGCACTCAACAAACTCTTATCCTTCGTCCCCGACCAGCTCGTATTCCGTGGTCAGGAGGCCTTTACCAAGAACCCTTTACCCGCCGAAGTCCCCTCTTACTCCTACGGCGTAGGCGCGGCCGCCCACCCCATCATCTCCGGCCGATACCAGGACGCCGTCACCGCTTCCCGGGCCCGTGCCATCGGCCAGGACGAAGATGCCAACCGCATCGTCCAGGACGCCCTTGATTGGGAGCTGCTTCGTCTCGGCGTTGATATTCTGGAACAGGACTATGACCCCAACCTCCAGACCGCCACCCGGACCCAGGAGCGCGCCGACGCCATACTCAGAACTCAACAAACCCAAGCAACTCAAGGAACTCTCGTCGTCCCCACCAACGTCGGCCAGGAGCTCCTCGACGTCGTCACCGTCACCGACGCCCGCTGCGGCATCTCGGAGGAGAACTACCGGGTCCAGGGGATTCGAACCCTCTACGACCGCCGTCAGGGACGATACGAGCAGGCTCTAACCTTGGGAGCACCGTGA